GATGAGAGTCATGATGCATATCGTATGGATAAGCGTTTAGTTTCTGTTGTCAAGAAACTTGGTGTAGACAGAGCGTCTGGTAAATATGCTTCTCTTAGAATTGTAGATGTACCAGATGAGGTTGTAGAAGTTCATGGTTGGCATATTTCAGACTATGATGGATGTGAGTCTGTTCACCAATCTCATTGGGTGGGCTAAAAAAGACTTGACAGTTTTCTTAAAATGACATACAATATAATCTGAATGAGTGAGAAAACCTTTTCCGAGAATTGATATGATGAAAGATCCATTGATAAAATACTTGTTGAACTCTAAAGGATATGCTTCTGTTATGAAAGGTGTTCCTTTGGAATATATGGAGAATGCGAAAGATTTGACCTCTGAAGTTCTCAATACTTCAAGAAGTGATATGTATGTCATGTACAGAGGCCCTAGAACTGGTAATGGAAATAGTACTTTAAGAAAAGATGCTCATTCATTTGATCTCTATCTTAGAGGTTCTTATTAATCCCAATCGGAGTTTGTTATGAGTTTGAGTCCAGCAAAACAGAAGTTCGTTGACCTTGCAGCAGCCAAGTATGGTGAAGGTGCCGTACTTGAAATGGCCCACGTCACAAGGGTTAGAGAAGAAAATGGTCTTGGATGGCCGAGTTGGTTTGTTCGTAATCCATACAGAGTTGGCCGTGGTCAATTCAAATTACCAGTTGAGGGTGAATCTATCACTCCAATTATTTCAAAACCTAAAGTTGAAAAACCTATGGTAGAGGAAACTGCCGTCGTGGCATATCATAATCCAACAGAGAGTTTGGTTCCTTCTAAAGATCCATTGTATGTGCCGTTTGGACACTTCAATGACATTTACAGTATTGTAAAGTCTGGTATGTACTATCCAGCATTTGTCACTGGTTTGTCTGGTAATGGTAAAACCTTCATGATTGAACAGGCATGTGCCAAGGCAAAACGTGAATTCTTTCGTGTCAATATTACAGTTGAGACTGATGAGGACGATCTGTTAGGTCACTATGCTTTGATTGATGGTAATACAGTCTGGCAGGACGGGCCAGTTGTGAAGGCCATGGAACGTGGTGCCGTTCTTCTCCTTGATGAGATTGACTTGGCATCTTCCAAGATCATGTGTCTCCAGCCTGTGTTAGAAGGTAATGGAGTGTTCCTCAAAAAAGTAAATCGGTTCGTTTCACCTTCCAAGGGTTTCACAGTCTTGGCTACAGCCAATACTAAAGGTAAGGGTTCTGAAGATGGTCGGTTTATCGGAACTAACATTCTCAATGAGGCTTTCCTTGAGAGATTTCCTATCACTGTCGAGCAGGAATATCCTTCAATGTCAGTTGAGAGAAAGATTCTTGACAAGGTTTTTGGTAGTCTTGATGTAGACGCTGGTGATTTTTCTGAAAGGTTGGTCACTTGGGCCGACATCATTCGTAAGACCTTCTATGAAGGTGGAATTGATGAGATCATTGCCACACGGCGTCTGGTCCACATCGCCAATGCCTATGCTATCTTCGGTGATAGAAAGAAGGCTATCGAAATGTGTATCGCTCGTTTTGATGAGGATACCAAAACTTCTTTCCTTGACCTTTACTCAAAGGTTGATGAGGAAGTCTCCAATGCCATGGCCGATGAGGCTGGAGTAGAGAGTGAAACCAAGTCTGATAATGCAGATGACTTGACACCCTTCTAAAATATGGTATAATAAATAGAGTGAGTCATGAAACGGCTCACTCTTTTTTTATAATGTCTAGTGGAGTATATGATGAAGCAATCACACCTTTATGTTTTAATCGCAACAGTCTTATCTTTGGCACTATCCATATATTTGTTTTTCTTTATGGATCATTATGATGCTAAACTTTATGGAATTTATGTAGGTCTTTGGGTTCCATCCATTCTTGGGGCTTTCAGAGTTATTGAAACTGGAAGAGTCGAGAAAGAAAATGGGACTGAGTGATTTTTTTAATGACCCTAATTCCGCAATCATCTTTGGTTGCGGGATTGTTGTTTCGGCAGTTTTTATAATTGGTGTAACCAAATCTTTATACGGACCTAAGAAATGATTTTTATGATGATGTTCGTTGCCATGGTAATCGTGGCAGTGATCTCTTTGACCACTATGGCATATGTTGCAATATGGCCAAAGAAAAAGGTACAACATAACAAATGTCATACTGACAACGTGAAACCCGAACAGTCTCACGGCCATACTGAACCTCATGTATAGGATTGACAACATGGAAAAAGTTATCAATGTATTTAAATGGATTTTATCATTTTTGATGCTGTGTGTATCACTTTATATTCTGGATAAGCACTATCCAGATTTATGTTTGGCCATTGGATTAGGTTTCATTGGTTTCAAACTTTTTGAATCAACCCTTCCAAAATACGAGAGATATGTACGAAACTGACACATACGAATTTTGTTTTAATAGTGGCAACAAAATTGCCAGAGTTGAGGTAGGACAGAATGGAGAACTTACACTTACAGATGTTCTTCGTGCAGTTCAAGATGTTTTAGTTGCAGGTGGTTTCACTTATGTAGATGAAGTACGAGCAGTAAACTATGGTGAAAGAAAAAATAAAATGTATTCTTCAAATCCAGAAGATGCAATCTGGGAAGAAGAAATAGAAATTCCAGTTCCAGAAGATGATGGATTCAGAGAAGTTCAACATGAGACTGTAGTGCTTAATTCTGATGAAGAAGCTACAGCAAATGTTTTTGAAAACCAATATTAAGGAGTTTGATGGAAATTGAAGTAAAGATTGAGGAACTACGAAAGAAAAAGATTTTCGTAGCAACTCCTATGTATGGTGGCATGTGTTCTGGTATGTATACAAAAGCCACTGCAGACCTTGCGACTATTTCAACGCAGTATGGAATGGACATAAGGTTTTTCTATTTGTTCAATGAGAGTTTGATCACACGTGCAAGAAACTATCTGGTTGATGAGTTTCTTCGCAGTCCTTACACTCACTTGATGTTTATTGATTCCGATATTCATTTCAATCCAAATGATGTTTTGACTTTGGCTGCTTTGGATAAAGAAATCATTGGTGCACCCTATCCTAAGAAGTGTATTGCTTGGGAGAAGGTTCGTAATGCAGTTGATGCTGGATTGGCGGATGAAGATCCTAGTAAACTTGAAGAGTTCACTGGTGATTTTGTTTTCAATCCTGCAGAAGGTACTCAGGAAATCAAGTTGACAGAACCAGTTGAAGTTCTGGAAATCGGCACAGGTTTTATGTTGGTTGAGAGATCCGTCTTTGAAAAGTTCAGAGATGCATATCCTCAGTTCTCATACAAACCAGATCACAATCGGTCTGAACATTTTGATGGTTCAAGATACATCCATTCATTCTTTGATACTGTCATTGACTCCGATGCTTTTGCTGGTGAGGGATCAAATGGAAGTGATCGCTATCTGTCAGAAGATTATATGTTCTGCCAGTTCACTCGTAAGCTCGGAATCAAAACTTGGTTCTGTCCTTGGATGCAACTTGGTCATGTTGGGTCTTATGTCTTCAATGGTACGATGGGTGCCTTGGCAAATCTGGACTATGCAGCGCATGGTATGGATACCGAAAGTCGGCCACATCTTGTGACTAAAGAAGAAGAACAGGCTGTTGAACAAGAAGCAGGTAGAAAGCTCTCTCGTGCTGAGCGGAGAAAAATGGCACGAAATAAGAGGAAGAAAAGTTGACATTTTGCCAATACTATGTTATACTATACTATATCAAGTCCATATTCTAAGAAGGAGTATATTATGCGGTTATCTGAACAAACAGTTTCCTTGTTGAAGAACTTTGCTGGTATTAATCAAAATATCCAGTTCAAAGCAGGAAACAAACTTCAAACCATATCGGCCCAGAAAAATATTCTTGTGGATGCCGAAGTTCCAGAGTTATTCCCTAGTGACTTTGCAATTTATGATTTGAATAAGATGTTAGGGGTGATGTCTCTTTTCCAAGATCCAGAGTTGGAGATTGGTGATAAGACAATGAAAGTTGGCGGTAAAGTAAACTATATGTTTGCCGATCCATCAATGATTGTAACTCCACCAGAGAAGGAATTGACTTTTCCTGAGGCAGAAGTCAAATTTGCCATGAGTAATGTTGACTTTTCTCAGACTACAAAGGCAGCTGCTATGTTAGGTTTGCCTCATGTTTGTGTGGTGGGTGATGGTTCCAAGATTACTCTTGGTGCAACTGATGTCAACAATTCATCTTCTGATGATTATGTCACCGAAGTTGGCACTACAGATAAAAATTTCTGTATGGTATTCAAGATTGAGAATCTTAAATTATTTGCTGGTGATTACGATGTCGAAATCACTTCAAAAGGTATTTCTAAGTTTTCTCACACTTCTATAAGTCTTCAATATTTTATCGCAACTGAATCTGATTCAACATTTGGAGGATAATGCAACGAGATGATTTTTTGTGGGTGGAGAAATATCGCCCACACAAGATCAGTGATTGTGTTCTACCAAGTGATCTTCAAGAACCTTTTTCAGATTTCGTAGATCAAGGTAAAGTTCCAAATCTTATTCTCACAGGTGGCCCTGGCACTGGCAAGACAACAGCTGCCAAGGCACTTTGTGATGAGACTAAGACTGACTTTCTCATGGTCAACGGCTCTGATGAGGGACGAAGTATCGACATTGTTAGAACCACACTGAACCAATTCTGTAGTTCTGTCTCCATGACAGGCAATCGTAAGGCCATCATAATGGATGAAGCAGATTATATGAATGCCGATTCTGTCCAACCAGCACTTAGAGGTTTCATTGAAAAATTTGGAAATAATGTCTCTTTTCTTTTTACTTGTAATTATCCTAATCGTATTATTGATCCCATCCATTCCCGCTGTGCTGTCTTTGATTTCTCTATCCCATTAAATGAGAAACCAAAACTTGCAGAACGATATTTGTTTTTGTGTGAAGGGATTCTTGAGAAAGAAGGGATTGAGTTTGATAGAAAGGTGCTGATTCAACTTATCATGAAACACTTTCCAGATTTTCGGAGAGTTCTGAATGAGTTACAAAGATATTCATCTAGTGGTAGGATTGATACTGGCATTTTGACTTCACTTGAAGAAGTCAATGTTGGTGAGTTGGTGAGTTCGTTAAAGGGTAAGAAGTTTTCTGAAGTGAGAAAATGGACTAATAGTAATATGGATACAGATACGGCACGTATCTTTCGTAAACTTTACGATAGTCTGAGTTCTCATCTGAAACCGCAGTCTGTTCCTCAGGCTGTTTTGATTATTGCAGATTATCAGTATAAGTCAGCATTTGTGGTAGATCAAGAAATTAATCTTGTCGCCTGTTTGACCGAAATTATGGTCGAATGTGAATTTAAATAGGAGTACTATGAAAAATATTAATACTTATATTAATAGAGAAGGAAGAAGAAAATTAAAAAAGTTACAAAAAGGATTGTTACGAAGTAATAATTACGAAGCATACCTTTATGTGATAGTAATTGTCAAACCCAAAATTGGAACTTATTTTTATGTGGGGTGGCATTCAGGAGTTATAAATTGTGATTATTTTAACTCTATTAGAAATAAGGAGATGAGAGAAAAAATTCAAAAAGATTGGGCAAAGTATAGAGATACAAGTGAAGAATATATTCTTTCCACAGGAACAAAACATGATATGTGTTATCTTGAGTGGAAATTGTTATCTGATGTTAATGCAAAAGATAATGAATTTTATTACAATTCAAGTAATGGTGGTGGTGAATATCTTAAAAAAGGTTGTAATATCCATATAGTAATTAAAATTCTACAAGATATTAAAGAAAAAAAATATTTGGTAGAACCTATGGAACTTGAAGACATTAAAAAAGAATGTGATAAACATCAAATAAGAGAAGCAGTAATTGATAGAGATCATGCTCATAAATTAGCTTGTATGATTTTTGATAATGAAGGGATTATGAAAGATTGGGAACCAATTGTAATATTTGAAGATTATGAGGGTAAAAATGGTGAACCAAACACTCTTGGAGGTGGATGTCATACAATCTTTGCAGCAGATAGCACTTCAAAACATTTTGAAATTACTCCAATTCCTACTCAAAAACTTCCTAAATCAGTTTGGGGTCCACTTTCTGATGGTGATATTGAGGGTATAATGTTAGGATTAAATCCTTTGAATGATAAACCTAGTCTACCAACTTCTGAACTTAGGGCAACACAGTGGCTTGTAAAACAATATTTTGACAAAGGTGTTCCTGTTAAATCTCAGGCAAACATGGATTTTTTACATGATGTTTTAAAATTTAGCAAACATCAAATTAGATATAGGATGAACAAGGCAGAAGATGAAATTTTTGAAATTAAAGAAACCCCAGAGGATCAAATTATTATAGATTATCAAGATTCTGATTCTAAAGAAGCAAAGGCACTTGATAAAAAAATGAGAGAATTTGAAGAAGATGGTTGGATTACAATGAAAGCTTCAACTGGTTCTTCTAGTTTTTGGGCTAGATTTATTGAAGAAAAAATGAGAAAAAATCCAGAGGTAAATAAGTTTGCATTTTTTTTCTTTCATACTTCTCACAAAAATTTAAATAATTGGGAAAAAACTGGTGGTTATCAAGAAACAGTTTGGCATAGTATGAATAATCTCAAAGAGAGAATGCCAGAACTTCAGATTTACAGACACGTTGAAGATTTTTTAAAACCAAACAAATTGGAAAAAAAAGAAAATGCTAAATAGGATAGAAAGGAAATGATGAAAGCGGTAATACCAAAAAAACAAGCAAATGGTCTTGATATGTGGCAAGTACTTGGTGAAGAACCAAATCCATATCATGAAGTAGATATTAAATCCACTGTATTAAATGAATATAATGACTTGTCGCGAAATCAACATGAAGACTTTGATCATGCTTTCAATGAAGATCTTGTAGACATTGCAAATAAACTTACTAATAATCCAACAAAGTATAATGATAGAAGAAAAAATAAATTCTACAGAAGAATGGCTCAAGTTACATTTGACCTACCCGATAATTTTACTTACAAAGCTTCTAAGTCAATAATAGATGAATTTGGTGAAGATTATGTTTGTAGATTTTTTGAGAACGTAACTTCAGCAACAGGAGTCAAAAAATTTAGAAAGAAACATGGTAAAGATTATACATTAGATCATGAATGGCCAAGACAGCAATCTGCAAGATTAATGATTGAAGAATATCAAGAAAAAGAATATAGTTATACTTACTTTTGTGAACTATGGTTACAAAAGTATTCACACGTTAATTTTGTCAGCACAGAAGAGAATAGTGCCCTAAGTAAATATGTCGAATTGAGAGGTTTCAAGAATCCAAACCATTTGTATGAAGAATGTAGAATTCAACTAGTAAGTCTAAAATAATAAAATGCTAAATACTAGTGAAAGGAGTTGATATGACAGAAAAAGATTTTAAATTAAAACACAGACCAAAATATCCTATCTACATTATTTCAAAAGGACGTTATGAAAATGGTCTTAGACTTACTCAAGAAATGCTTGAAAAATATGCTGTGCCATATAAAATTGTTGTTGAGGATTCTGAATATGAAGCATATGCTGAAAATGTGCCAGAAGATAATATACTAAAACTTCCCAAAAATTTCAGAGAGAACCCGCTGTATGCTGTAGAATGTGAAGTTACTAAAACTTTAGGTGGATCAATACCAGTTCGTAATTTTGTATATGAACATTCAAAATCTAAAGGTTACAAAAGACATTGGATTCTTGATGACAACATGGCACCAATTTATCGTTTAAATGATAATAAAAAACTTGAAGTTCATAGTGGTTCACCATTTAGAATTTTAGAAGACTATGTTGACAGATATACTAATGTTGGCATGGCAGGAATGAATTATGATTTTATAATTCCTGCAATGACTGCAAGACCACCCTATGTATTGAACACAAGAATTTATTCTTGCATCTTACTTGATAATACACTTGAGTTAAAACCCGAAAAACAAAAAGATTTAAAAATAAATGATTTACGTTGGAGAGGAAAATATAATGAAGATACTGATTTGAGTATTAGAATATTAAAAGCAGGTTATTGTACAATGTTATTTAATTGTTTTCTAATTGGAAAATCTGCATCCATGACTATGAAGGGTGGAAATACAACTGAAGTCTATGCAGTCGATAATCCAGGCGGTAAAGAATCTAGGAGTGGAGAAAAATTTGATAATAGAAGAAAATTTGCAGAGTCGATAAAAGCACAACATCCAACAGAAACAAAAATAGTAAAGAAATATGGTAGATGGCATCATTATGTGGATTACTATAGGTTTGAACAAAAACCCATTCTAAAAGATAATGCTACTTTAAAATCTCAAGGGCTATATATATCAAAAGGTATTAATAATTTTGGTTTAGTAAAAAAAACCATATCTCTCAATAAGAAAGGAAATACAAATGGGAAATAAATTCAATCATGTTGATCAAGACCCAAATGCAGGAAACCTTACTGATTTTTTTAAAGATCATCAATTTGAAAAGCCTAAGTGGGATGGTATGCCAGAGTTTAAACAAAACGATAAAGAAGCATTTCATAGAATTGTGGTTAGATTCGATAATGAAGAAGATATAAAAAAATTTGGAGAACAAATAGGTTCTGATTCTGTTTTTAGTACAAGAACTAAATCGGTTCGTTATCCATTAGTTGCAGAATCAAATTTGGAAAACCATTTTGCTGAAAAATCAACAAAAACAAAAGAAGTATATGTAATTGATGAAGAAATAATTGAAAAAGAATCGTATGAGTCCATTTGATTATCTAAAGGCAATCAACGAAACAAAAGAAGATATAATGTTGACTCCCGAAGATGAGAGGAAGTATTCACCTTTTATTGTAAATCGTGGATTGTCTTTTTTCATGGATACAATTTTTCAAGTAAATGAACTAAACCGCAACTACCACCTTGAAGCACGTCTTCAGTTTGATTATCTCCTAAATAGTGTTAGGAAAAAGAAAAGGTACAGTAAGTGGTTGAAACCTGAGAAACTGCATGATTTAGATGTAGTTAAAGAGTATTATGGATTCGGTAATGAAAAAGCCAAAGATGCTCTCCGTATACTCTCAGAGGATCAACTTGCCTTTATCAAAGACAAACTGAATCAAGGTGGAGCGGAGAAATGAATGTATCTATTGACACGATGGTTGAGTGCACCCTTGAGAATCCAGACGATTTTCTGAAAGTCAGGGAAACACTAACCAGAATCGGGGTCGCGTCCCGAAAAGACAAAACTTTATATCAATCTTGTCACATTCTACACAAACAAGGTAGATATTTTATTGTACACTTTAAAGAATTATTTGCACTTGATGGTAAACCTACAAACTTCTCAGAGAATGATCAAGCACGTAGAAATACAGTAGCAAACCTTTTAACTGAATGGGGATTGATTAAATTAGTCAAACCTCAAGTGACAGAAGAACTCGTAGTTCCTCTGAATCAGTTGAAGATTCTATCTTTCAAAGAAAAAGACCAATGGAATCTGACTGCAAAATATAATATTGGAAGTAAAAGGACTGAAGATGGCGAAGAGCAAACCTAAATTAAACTATTATAAATTAGATCCTAGTGTACCCGATCCAGTATTTGCTACGGATGGGTCAGCATGTTTTGACTTACATGCTTGTTTACTTACTGGTTCTATGTATAAGGTAAATCAAGACACACTAAATAGAACTATTGAGAAACTTATAAAGGATAATTCAATACAAATATTCAGCATGGAGCGAGTATTAGTTCCTACTGGAATAATTTTTGATATTCCAGAAGGTTATTCTGTCCGTTTACATTCTAGGTCTGGATTGGCTTGGAAGGATGGATTGTACCTCACAAATTGTGAAGGTATTATTGACAGTGATTATGTTGATCCTGTTTTTGCAATGATGACGAATATATCTCAATCTCCCAAGGTTATAAATAATGGAGATAGAATATGTCAGGCTGAATTGGTAGAAACTTTACAACATGATTTAACCGAAATCAAAGAACCACCAACTCAGAAGACGCAACGGGATGGGGGCTTTGGTTCAACGGGCTCGTAACAAAGGAGTTATATGGCTCAAAGTAAAAAATCCCCATTAGGAGGAAGCATGTTAGATAAAATTCAAGGCTGGATTCGTAGTCTTACTGAATTGGGTTTAGGAATTATTGCACTTGGAGTTGTTCTTCAGGTCATTTTTGGAGCTGCTGTTCCATTTCTAGGTCTTGATATTGTTGGTTCAGTGGTTGGACTCGTAAAACAGTTTAGTGCTGAAGGTTTAGTCGGTTTAGTCGCAGTTTGGGTGCTTTGGAGTATCTATACTAAAAAGTAATCCAAACACTTGACAAATCGTATAAATATGTTATACTAGAATAAAGGGTGAACAAAAGGTTGACGGACCTTGGGTATACTGATAACAATCTGGTCGAGAGCCTAGATAGTCAGACAGTTCACAGATGGTGCTGAGGCTACCCCACTAGTAATAGAGGGGGGTCACATCTCGCATACCAGCGAGGGTTCTGGTGCGGAGGATAAAAGCTAACGGAAGTTCGTTCTCCAATGTTGTAGGTACGCCGAGTCCTACTACCCATCTCACCCTTTTTTACTATATACTATGACTGAATTTCGTAATGTAAATTGGATGATTGAGGAAGATGATATGGAAACTGAATACAAATTGTTGATTAAAGGAGTTGGTAATTATGCTGCCGACTCGCTTACTGAACTACTTTGGATAGTTTTCAAACATCGCTGTCATCATCTCTTCCAAGGAGAAGGATGGCGTGATTAAGGTTGGCCAATGTCGGTGACCTTATTTTTTAGTAACCTCGCTATTATTAGGAGGCTTTATGGTAAATTATAAATTAGCAACACATTCCGCATTTTCACCCCAAGACTTTCAAAAGATGATGGGCCTATCCGTAGGTTTCGATAGTGTCTTTGATAGGTTTCTTAATATGGATCTATCGCGTGATTCGGGGTATCCACCATACAACATTCGTAAGGTCAATGACCTTCAATATTCAATTGAGATTGCCCTAGCAGGATTCTCAAAAGATGATATTGAAGTTGAACTTACAGATGGTAATTTGGCAGTTCGTTCAAAAGAAAACTCAGACAAGGATGATAATGATTCTTTTGTCCATAAGGGTATCGCAAAGAGATCCTTCATGCGTCAGTTTTCTTTGTCGGATGACATCGTTGTAAAGGGGGCGGATCTCAAGGATGGCCTTTTGGTGATTGACCTTGAACGAGTGATACCCGAAGAGAAGAAGCCACGGCTGATTCAAATCGGTTCTTAATTAAATTATGATGCGGGGCCCATGGTTGGGTGGGAACATCGCCGGGCCCCATAATGTCTATTGGAGATAACATGGCAGAAGAAACTTTCAAGGTTAATACCGAAGAAAATACAGAAGACAAATCAGTAAAAGTAGAACAAGATTTCGATACACCAGAAGAAGACGATGGTGTAGTACTTGATACTTCAACTGGTAAGGGATTACAAAATATGGAAATCCCTGAGAAGATGAGAGCACCAGTATTTGAGGGTGGTAGAAAAGTTCGTATCTTTATGAATGAACAGTATGGATTTCCTCATGGTATTCAAATTACTGCAGGTATTGCAAATCATAAACCACAACTTGTAGGTAAACCATCAGATGTTGAGAGACATTCAATTCCAGAGGATGATATTATAATTGAAATTAATGGTGAGATTCTTTGGAGAGCATCAGAAGATGGTTTTCCAGATACACAACAAGGCCCAGAGTGGGTAACTGAAATCCTAAATAAAGTAGTTGGAACAGAAGAAGTCACAGACGATGGTGTGGTGATTGAGCCTGGAAATGAAGAAGTTATTAATTAGGAGTTTACATGGCTAGAAAAGTTCTCAAAGAAGTTATGTTTGAGGAAGAAGATCTCCTTGAAGAAGTTGAACCAGAACCTCAAATTTTAAAAGAAGATAAACCAGAAGAAAAGGAAGTCTTAAAAGAAGGATAATTATGTTACCATTGGCTGGTATGTTATTCAATGTGGTGGCTGGGTTAGTAGTTGATAAAGCTCAAGACCTTGCAAAAGACCATGTTGAAAAAATGATAGATGATGTTCTTCCAGAAAAACAAAGGAAGGAATTAGATAAAATTATTAAGGATGACCCAGAACATACTTTCGATAATGCCAAAGATGCATTGATGGGAGCAGTTGAGGGTAAACTTCCTGTTAAAATGAAAGACGGCAAATTGTTGCCGATTGAAATGACAGTCAAAGTAAGATTTGACCCAAATACACAAAAACTTGAGGTGATTACATGAGAGTTCCAAATAAAGTATTTAAGACCAGAGAAAATGATGAGTGGGTAGACAAAACTACTCAGGATTATTTTTTCGGTAAAAGAGTATTGTTACTTTCGTTGCCAGGTGCATTTACACCTATATGAACCAAGCAACATCTTCCAAGGTTGGAAGAACTTTACGATGAAATTATTGCAAAAAGTATAGACGAAATTTACTGTATGTGTGTCAATGATGCCTTTGTCATGGATGCATGGGGTAAAGAATTAGGTATAGAAAAAGTTAAACTGATTCCCGATGGTGATGGTAAATTCACAATGGGAATGGATATGTTAGTACATAAACCAGCTCAGGGTTTTGGTTATAGGAGTTGGAGATATGCCATGACTGTAAAATATGGAGAAGTTGAAAAGATGTGGGTTGAAGAAGGTAAAAACCAGTTAGGTCTGGATGATGACCCATACAAACGAACATCTCCTTTAAGAATTTTAGGAGACTTATGAGATTATCACAGAACTTTTGGCTGAGTGAACTTACAAAGAGTTCAACAGCAGACAGAATGGGTATAGAGAATGTGCCGGGAATTGAAGAAATTGTAAATCTCACAGTTCTCACTCATCACGTGCTTCAGCCTGTCAGAGAAAAGTTCGGAGTGATAACTGTTAATAGTGGCTATAGGTCACC